AGTTGACCCAGTATTCATGGAAATATTATCAGACGAGGATTCTCGATTCTTGAATGCTGATTATGGTGAATCAGGTGCACTACGTAATGGTCTAGTACTGAACAACATGCATGGCTTCAGAATGTACGTTTCATCAAACCTTCCTGCAGTAGGCACAGGTTCTGGAACTACAGGGTCAGCTAACCAAAACAGTAATTTTGGTGTGATCGTTGCAGGTCATGACTCAGCAGTAGCAACTGCAGAGCAGATCAGTAAGACTGAAACCTATCGTGATCCAGATAGCTTTGCTGACATTGTAAGAGGAATGCACCTATATGGTCGCAAGATTCTACGTCCAGAAGCAATCGTCACTGCTAAATATAACGCAGCTTAAGGGAGGATTGAATTATGGCTACTTATGATATGACAGCAAAAGCAACTACTGGCGTTAACTCTGACAGTATTGCTGAAGCTAAATCACGATTCCAATCAAATGGCATGTACATGCGTGAGGCTGTACTTGACTTTGATAAGATGACTGCTGCAGGTTGGTCTGCTGCTAATGGTGACATCTTTCAACTACTAGAGATTCCTGCTGACACTATGGTAATGTTTGCAGGTGCTTATGTTGAAGCTGCTGTCAATGGCTCATCTCCAACTGTTGACATTGACTTTGCTGAAGGCGATGACATTGTTGATGGTGGTGACGTTTCATCTACTGGTTGGTTAGCACAAGGTACTAATGGTACTGCTATGACTACTGCAGGTACTCTTGCATTTACACAGCACGTAACAGCTACAGACACAATTGACGTTAAGTTGGTTGCTGCTTCTGCAGACGTTACATCTGGACGCATTCGTGTTGTCGCAGGTTGTGTAGACACAGGTATCTCTGGTCGAGTACGTCCAGTTGATGTAGATCGTGATCTACTAGCATAACTAAAACTTTAGGGGCAGGGAGACTTGCCCCTTTAGTATACCTGAAGGATTTTTGTAATGGCTACATTTGTTGCGCTCACTAACGAGTTGCTTGTAAGACTTAATGAAGTAACCCTACCTGAAGGTGGAGATGGGTTTGCTACAGTACGAAACGTACAAGCTCTTGCCAAGCAAGCAATAAACAACTCCATTAGAAATATCCTACAGACAGGCCAGGAGTGGCCTTTTCTTAAAACAACACAAACACAAACATTAATAGCAGGAACGAGACAGTATTCTTTTCCTACTGATTACTCTAAGGCTGACTGGCAAACATTCTACATTAAAAAGCTTACTTCTGTAGATAACACACCAATGCACTTACCTTCTATTAGTTATGAAGAGTATATTCAAAGGTTTAGGCATTTTGATGACACAGGAGATCAAACAGGTATTTCTTCTCCTACTCTTGTTTATCAAACAAACGAAGAAAAGTTTGGTGTTACTCCCATCCCTGACAACACTTATCAAGTAGAATACATATACTACTTTTTTCCTGCAGACCTTTCAAACTTTGATGACTTAGCTGTTATCCCTGATAGGTTTAAGCATGTTCTTATTGATGGTGCTATGATGTACATGATGAGATTTAGGTCTAATGAACAGAGTGCTTCAATGCACCAAAACAATTTTGATGATGGTATAAAGACAATGAGGCGAGTTCTTGTTGATGAACCCCTCAGAGTAAGGTCAACAGTAGTTGATAGAATTAACTCCTCTAACCAAGTTTTAGGTAGAGTAATGTAGTATGGCAGACAATCTAGGCTCATTTAAAGTTTTTGCTCAAGGTGGGCTGAACCTCAATCGTGATGTTCTTTCACAAGGGGAAACTCAACCTGGATCAGCAACAACTCTTATAAACTACGAAACTGCTGTTACTGGTGGTTACAGACGTGTAAGTGGTTTTACCAATGCGTATGGTACAGTTACAGGAACAGGAAGTGTTCTTGGGGTAGCAGTAGCAAATGGTATTAACGATGGTATTCTAGCTGCTCGTAAACCTTCTAGTGGATTTAATTACCTACACAAATGGAACGACTCTAGCTCATCCTGGGATGCAGTAACAACTTCTGGTTCTCCTACAATGGTAGGTGTAACTAAGGTTAGATTTACAAGGTATAACTTTGGTAGTCCAAAGGTTATTCTTACAGATGGTATAAATCCTGCAGCTACCTATGATGGTACAACCTACACTCAGATTACTCACTCTGATGCCCCTACAGATCCTAAGTTTGCAGAAGTATTTCACAACCATATGTTTTTAGCAGGTGATCCTGCAGAAAATACTAACCTGTACTTTAGTGCTCCTAACGCAGAAACAGATTATGCGACAGGCAATGGTGCAGGGGTTATAAACGTAGGGTTTCCTATTGTAGCTATCAAACCTTTTCGTGATGCCTTATTTATTTTTGGTATCAATAACATAAAAAGATTAGTAGGTAGGAACTCAACCAACTTTGTACTAGAGCATGTAACAAATGACCTTGGTTGCCTAGCTTCAGACAGCGTAGTTGAAATTGGTGGTGATCTACTCTTCTTATCTCAGGATGGTATCAGACCTATCTCAGGTACGAACAAAATTGGTGACGTTCAGCTTGAGTCTCTCTCTAAAAACATTCAGTCTTTGTTTACTGATGTTATTCTTGAAGAAGACCTAGATGCGTTATCATCTGTTGTTGTACGAAACAAATCTCAGTTCAGAATATTCTATGATGTAGATAATGCTAATGGTCTTATTGGTGGGCTACGTCTAGGTCAACAGGGTGGAATTAATTTTGAGTTTGGTCAACTACTAGGCATTGAAGTGACTTGTGCAGACAGTGCATACATAGGTCAGTTTGAGTTTGTAATACATGGGGATAAAAGTGGTAAAGTCCACAGACAGGAACAAGGGAATAATTTTGGTGGAAACAATATTGTAAGTGTCTACCAAACACCATTCTTGCACATGCAAGATCCAGAGCAACGTAAGATTATACATACTGTTGCTACTTACCTTAGATCAGAAGGTGATAACGAGATCATAATGTCAGTCATATATGACTATGATGATAACACCATTCTTAATCCAACTAACTTTGCTTTGACTACTGAGGGTGCTGCTGCATTCTACAACGAAGCCATCTTTAATACGACAGCTATATTTGATGGTAATCCTTCACCAGTGCAAAGGGTGAATGTTTCAGGGTCAGGCAAATCAGTTTCTTTTAGATATGTAACTAACGACACAAAGGCTGCACACAGTATTCAAGGTATTGTTGTAACGTTTGGAGTGGGGGATAGATTATAAATGGCAGGTTATACAAGACAGAGTGCTGCTGATATTGTTGCAAGTGCAGTTATTAAAGCTGCTCCAATAGACGCAGAATTTCAACAAGTACTCGCAGCATTCAATGCAAGTTCAGGACACAAGCATGATGGCACTACAGCAGAGGGTGCTTTCATTCCTATCATTTCTGATACAGATCAGTACAACAAAGTTTGTATAGATACTTCTAATAATCATATTAGATTTTTTACTGAGGTGTCTTCTGCTGCTGCAGAGCAAGTACGTATTCAAGATGGTGGGATTGTACCTACCACAACGAATGACGTAGACTTAGGAACTTCAAGTTTAAAATTCAAAGATATTCACCTGGCAGGAAATGGAACTGTTGGAGGTACGTTTGCTGTTACTGGTAATACTACCCTTGGTGGTACTCTTGGTATAACTGGTGTTACAACATTTTCTGATACTGTCTGTGCTCCTGCTTTTACAGCTACAGGAACTTCAACACTAGCCACAGTAGACATAAACGCAGGTGCAATTGATAACACAGTCATTGGTGCAAGCACTGCTGCTGCAGGTTCATTTACAACTGTTTCTACTACAGGTCAGGGTACGTTTGCTTCAGTAGACATAAATGGTGGTACTATCGATGGAACTACTGTTGGTGCGTCTACAGCTTGTCCTGGAACTTTTTCAAGTCTTACTGCAACAACTGCAAACATTGATGGTGGTACAGTTGATGGTGCAGTTATAGGTGGTTCTTCTAGTGCTGCAGGTACGTTTACTGCTCTTACTACTACAGGTACATCTACTCATGCAACTGTAGATATTAATGGAGGAGCTATTGATGGGGCCACTATAGGTGGGTCTACTGCTGCAGCAATAACTGGTACAACAGTTACAGCAGACACATGTTTTGTAGGTGCTTTAGTTGGCAATGTAACTGGAAATGTAACTGGGAATGTCACAGGAGATGCTTCAGGTTGTCATTCAGGACACTTTGATGGAATTGTTGGTTCTTCTTCCCCTACTACTGTAACAGGTTCAACTATTACTGCCAATACTTGCTTTGCAGGAAATCTAACAGGAAATGTAACAGGAAATATTACAGGTAACGTAACTTCAACAGGAACGTCTACCTTTTGTACTCTTCAACTAAATGGAGATATGACAGCTAACAGTAATAAGATTACTAACTTGGCTGCACCCACTGCTGATTCTGATGCTGTAAACAAATTGTATGTTGATAATGCTGTTGAAGGATTAGATGTAAAAGGTTCTGTTAAAGGAGCTACTACTGCAAATATTACACTGTCTGGTGCTCAAACTATTGATGGTGTATCTATCACAGCAGGAGATAGAGTTCTTGTAAAAGATCAGTCTAGTACTGAAGAGAATGGTGTTTACGTTGCTTCTGGTGGTTCATGGGCAAGAGCAGATGACGCAGATACTTGGGATAAACATGTTGGGGCTTTCTTTTTTGTAGAACAGGGTACAGCAAATGCTGATAATGGTTTTGTTGGTACTGTGGATGCAGGTGGCACTCTCAATACTACAGCTATCACTTTCGTACAGTTTTCAGGTGCAGGGCAGATTACAGCAGGTACTGGTCTTACTAAGTCTGGTAATACTATTAACGTTGTTACTGCAAACTCTGGTAGGATTGTAACTAACGCAGACAACATTGACCTAGCAACTACAGGTGTAAGTGCAGGAACATTTAAGTCTGTTACTGTAGATGCTTATGGACGTGTTACTGGTGGTACAAATCCCACTACTTTAGATGGGTATGGTATTACAGATGCGTATACTAAGACGTGCTCTAACACATTACTTGATGCTAAATTAAATCTAGCAGGTGGTACGATGACAGGGGATATTACCCTTGGATCTAACAAGATTACATCTACAGCTACACCTGCTACTGCAGATACACTGACTCGTAAGGGTTACGTAGATACTATGCTTCCTCTTGCAGGTGGTACAGTGACTGGTACTATAGATCTAGGATCTAACAAGATCACTACAACCTATACACCCACAAATGGTGTTGATCTCACTACAAAAACATATGTTGATAGTATACTTAGCTCAAGCACTGCTGCAGCCACGAGTGCTACTGCTGCTGCTACCTCTGCGACTTGTGCTGCATCTTCTGAAACTGCAGCCTGTTCCTCAAAGGATGCTGCTGCTGCGTCAGCAACCTCTGCAGCAAGTTCACTTGATCAATTTGATGACAGATACTTGGGAGACAAAAGCTCAAATCCATCTGTTGACAACGATGGGGATGCCCTTCTGACAGGAGCACTCTACTGGAATACAACAGACAATGCACTAAAAATTTATACAGGATCTTCTTGGAGTGCTGCTGCCTTTACCCTTGGTGATGCTCTTACTTGTATTCAACAGGATACTTCTCCAACTCTAGGTGGAAACCTAGCAGGTAATTCTAAATGTATTACTGGTGTAGCCAATCTTTGTGCTACTAATCTTTGTGGTGCAGTCACAGGTAATGTCACAGGTAATCTTACAGGAAATGTTACAGGTAATGTAACGTCTTCTGGTACAAGTTGTTTTGCTACAGTTTGTACAACTGGTAACAGTACTCTTGTAGGAAATCTTACTGTTAATGGAAACACTACTTTAGGTAATGCAGCCAGTGATACTGTAACTCTTACAGCAGACGTTGCCTCTAATATTGTTCCAAGTGCTGATAGTACTCACAGTCTAGGTGATAGTTCTAATTACTGGTCACATGGATACATAGATGCTATTACAACAACAGGAGCAGTTGTCATTGGGGGTAACTTAACTGTTAATGGTACTACCACTACTATCAACTCAACCAACAAAGTTCTTACTGATGCAATCATAGAATTAGCAAATGGGGTTACAGGTACACCTACAAATGATGCAGGTATCATTATTGAACGTGGTGACAGTGCTAACGCATTCATAGGTTTTGATGAATCAGCAGACAAGTTTATTGTAGGTACAGGATCATTTACTGGTGCATCTACAGGAAACCTTTCTATCACGACAGGCACACTTGTAGCTAACGTAGAAGGTGCTGTAACAGGTAATGCTACAACAGCTACTTGTTTACAGAATGCTCGAACCATTGGTGGTGTATCCTTTAATGGTTCAGCAAACATAAACTTACCAGGTGTTAACACTGCAGGAAACCAGAACACCTCTGGTAACGCAGCTACAGCAAGTACTTGGGCTACAGCTAGAACACTTTGTATCTGTGGAGATGCTACAGGTTCTGCTTCTATTAATGGGTCTGGTAATGTAAACTTGACAGTTGCAGTAGCAGATGATAGTCACAATCACACAGTAGCTAACGTTGATGGACTAGCAACATGTTTGTCAGGTAAAGCTGCAACGAATGGTTCTACCTCTAACAACTTTAATGGTTCTACTATTTGTGCTGCAAACTGTTTCAAATCACCAACTGTTTGTGGAACAGGACTTGGATCATTTACATGTGCATGTGGTGCTGTTTGTGTGAAGTCTCCTCTAGTTTGTTCAACAGGTATGGTCTGTGCAGGTTCTTGTTTAAAAGGTCCATTCATTGAATCAAACTGTGGATGTGCAGTAAATTGTTATAAATCACCAATAATTTGTGGTAGTACTTGTGTCAAAGGAGAAGTAGTTTGTGGCCCAACTACAAGAGGTACGACAGCTTGCTTCACTGACTTCAACTCTACTTCTGATTGCAGATGCAAGGACAACATTACTACAGTAGAGAATGCTTACTGTAAGATTGGTCAGATCAGGGGTGTCAACTATAACTGGAAAGACTCTGGTAAGTACACACTTGGTGTTGTTGCTCAAGAGGTAGAGCAGACATTTCCAGAACTTGTCACAGAAGATGATGAGGGTTTCAAGTCAGTCAACTATAATGGTTTGGTTGGTGCTCTTATTGAAACTGTAAAATGTTTACAAGAAAAAGTAGAGGATCTAGAGAATGGCTCTAAAGGTTAGTGGTACAACTGTAATAGATGACAGCAAGAACATTCCTTCAGGAACACCTTCAGTGCAAGGAACAATAGTTACAGCTACAGTTCTTACTGCTCCCACTGGCAGCACAGCACAAAGACCAGGCTCACCTGCAACAGGTCAACTTTTTTTTGATACTGATGAGGGAACAGTTGTAACTTACAATGGAACAGAATGGGTTTAGTATTCACGATAGTCTTCAGACTGAGAATAGGAAAGCAGAATGGCATATAAGATTAATGGAACCACAGTTGTTGACAACAGCAGAAACGTTTGTGCCTGTTGTGTTACCTCTTGTTGTATAACTGCAAGTACACGACTTGATGCTCCATCAGGTGATACAGCCAGTAGACCAGGATCTCCTGCTACTGGCTCTTTGTATTTTGATACTGATGAGGGATCTCTTATTTCTTGGGATGGCAGTGAGTGGTCTGCAGTAGGAGGAGGTACATCAGGAATAGAAGTAACAAACATAGTAAGTAGTGCCTGTGATGCTTGGGGAGTTATGACAATTGGTGCTTGCTGCTGCTCAAGAGAAGACCTGAGTGGTGGGACTGGATGTGTATGTACTTGGTGTTGTTCTCCTTCTTTTAGACCCACTGTTTTCTATAACAGTGAACAAGCCATTGAGGAATGTTGCCATAGATCCTGCCATGTTACCAATGGAGGGTACAATTACCACGTTTTTGCATACTGGCATGGACATGCTCCATGTCACTGTGCACGAATAACTGCTGCAGATGGTACAGATCTTGGAAGTGAGAACTCACAGATAGGTCACTATGGTTGTTGGATTGGTTTGACAAACCAGGCTTATGGGGCAAGTTTTATTTCTCCTTTAAACAGTTCGAATGGATCTAGAAGCCAGTACATAGGTGGACAAACTTATGTTAATTGTCTGTCTACTAAAGGTAAAACAGTTAAACCTTCTATACACATATATAGTGGCAGGGGTGAAGTATCTTTCTTTGGTGCGAATGAGAATGTGAGTACTAAATTTTGTGGATCTGGTGGAGAAACCAGTCATACTGTTGAAGAGTTTATAAACACAAAAGGAGGTGTCTCTCGTAGAAAAGGACAAGCTTTAGCAAATAATTGCAATCTTTGTACTAACTGTAAATGTATGTCCTTAGAAGAAGCCTATGGTCCACATTATGTTGATGCCTCTGCTTGGGGGGCATCTCCTATAATCCCAGGTGCTTTGTGTTGTCTTGGGGGTAATGCTCTACAACATGCTATCTACACAGTTACAGAAGATACTTATGGAAATTCAGCAAAAGAATTGTGTGATTTTGCTTACGTAGCTTGTCATAATTTTTTAACAGGAATGTGCTGCTGCCACGCAGGGGCTAATAGAGCTACTATACATAATCACAAATGGAATCTTGGGTCTAAATTTTTAGGCAGTAACAACATTAGAATGAACTTTTCAAATCTTAATAGTACTTGTGGATACTGTGAAAAAACTAACTGTTTTAATTGTCCTACAAATAAGTTTGTATTAATTTCTAAAAAAGTAGGTTTTGACACAAATGACCCAACTTACTACCCATGTTGTATAGCTAATGCTAGATGTAATGAAATTGACACTTATAGAACAAACCATGCAGGATGCTGTGCCTGGATGGTGTCGTTTAAAGCTAACCCCCACTGTGGTACTCAAAGTTGTTATTGTTCTGCACCTCAAGGCACACATGGAGTAGGATGTCTTAGAATACTTTCAAAAGATAAGTGCTACTTAACTTACATTATGAACAACAGAATGACCTGTTGTTCCTGTTTAAAATGTCAGCCTTACTTTGATTATTGTGCCTGTTCTGGGTCAACTATGTGTTGCTACTGTTTAATGTGTATTGCAAATGAAATTGTTGAAATAAATTTAGTTACTGGTGCTACGACTAATCATGGGTATATGAAGGGTGCTTGTAATATCTGGATGTTCCCACATTGCTGTGGTGGTAATGAACTATGTACTCTTGCGATAGCAGGTGGTAATGCAGGTCCTGCCTGTCATTTCCAAGCATATGCTTTAAGTACTAGTTCACTAACATGTACCACAGCTATTTTACCACAGGCTTTAGGTACATATGTTTTAGGTTCAGATGGTATTTGGTCTTGTAACCATTGTTACCTTTACATTCCATATACCACACATAACGAGATGGGTGTGACATGGGCTACTTGGGATCAAGCAAACAAAAGATACCTGTGTGCTTATAATTTACTACAAGGAATATGTGTGGAATTGCAGAACAATCTGGCAGTCAAAAGAACATATGCGTATAACTGTGCAAATGCTGCAGATGCGTGTTTTAAAGCTTTTGTCGCAACATTAGGAAGTACGTACCCTTATCAGTGTACTAACTGTTGTAATATGCTTGCCACTTTAGGTCTGAGTGCATACCCAACAAATTCTCAAGTAGCTTGCTGTAATATGGAAGCAACAATAGGCAACTGGTCAGACAATCGTTGCTGTTTCTATAAATTTGGGAATGGCTTTCAGTCTTCTAATTCCTATGTAAATCCAACAAATGATCACTTAGTTGCTTATATACAACTTAGTCAATGTCAAAATAGTACTCGTTATAGATACTTTGATGGTTTTGTTTGTTATGATCTACAAAATAAATGTATTACGTCTTTTCATACATTATCCCCTGATATAGAAGCCAGAAAAGATGGGTCTTACAACTTTCATGCTACTAGAGACAACATGACAGGGGAAAATCAGAGTTCACCCTTCTGTAGCAGAGCAGATATGTCTGGTAGACTTTGGGCAACACCAGACTGCTCTTGTATGGGGTACACTTTTATAAAATGGAAGTCAGGGTGTAGGTGTGATATAGCTACTGGAAATACTTCATATTATGGAAGTTCTTTTAAAACCTTTAAAAATGCTACGTGTTGTCAAAGTATTTTAGGATGTTGTTGCCTAGGTAAATGTGTCTGTGCAGACACTGCCTATCATGCTCGTATGAGTGTTCACAGAATACCTATGAACAAACCTTTTGAATGTGCAGGGCTTGGTTGTGACTGTGATGCTACAAAATACTTACAGGCTGTCCTGGGTCATGGGCCTTGGGCTTGTTGTGTAAACACTTGCTGTACTACCTTTTGTACAGATTGTTATTGTACATCACGTTATAGAATGTTTCAAAATGCTACAGGTGGTGCAGGAGGAACAACAGGAACTACTGATCCAACTTGTTGTCATAAGTGGTGTCCTTGCCATACTGTTATAGTTCTTCCTGCGTTAACAACTTGCCTGTGCTTTTGTGCCAATGCTTGTATTGGAGGTTCCACTTCAGGTGTGGGAAGGGTCTGTGATGAGTGTTGTTTTGGTGATGACTTACTAACTGAAAGTTGTATCTACAAAAATATTAAAGGTTCATATCTTCCTGGAGGAAGTGCTGTGGCAAACATGGTTGACCCTGCTTCTAGTTATTCAGCTAGTCCTTTAGATCAGACAGATTTGTATACTTCCTCTGGAGCAGCCACAGTTTATCCAATGGTTTATTCCTCTGGAGACACAACTGTTTACAATAGGATTTGTAGATACTTTAAAGAAAAGGCTGCTTGTATCTGATAGGGGTCTATGATAAAATTCACCAGGGCTGTCATGGCCCTGTAAAGATAATAATAAAAAGAAGAAGACTATGAAAACTGTTTTTATGATTGATGGTGGGGCAGGACGTGCTATTGCAGCAATACCTGCTCTAATCAAACACTCAAAAAAGAACCAAGACTTTAGGGTTATGGTTCATGGATGGGACTCTCTTTACTGGGGCATACCAGAGCTACACGACAAAGTATTTAACCCAGATCAAAAGGGAGCCTTTGAACAATTCTTTTTAGATTCTAATAAAGTTCTTTCTCCTGAACCATACAGAGTTCCTGGATATTACAGACAAGAAAAGTCTCTTGCAGAAGCATTTGATTATTTAATTAACGAAACTGATGATCACTCTGATCTAGGTCTTCCTATCCTAGTTACAAATAGGAATGAGGAACTACAGGCTGCTACCTTTATGCAGCAAACTAAACAACAACAACAAAAACAAAAGACTATTGTTATTCAACCTTTTGGTAGGTCTATAGAAAAACCACAAGAGAATGCAATACTCGATCAATCTTCTCGTTCTATTAATCCAGACACGTACCTCAAGCTCGTTAAGAAATTAGCAACAAAGTACAATCTTATTTTGTTTACTGAGAAAAACTTTTGGATGCCTGAAGACACATACACTATGAAGCCAGAGTCTGACTTACGTATGTGGACTGCTTTTATCGATGCAGCAGACTATTTTATAGGCTGTGACTCTGTAGGTCAGCACATGGCGAGAGCAGTAAATACTCCTGGTACTGTTATTATTGGATCTACTTTTCCAGTAAATACAACATACCCTAATTATTTTAATATTATAGAAAAGGATGTTCATAAAAAGTATTCACCTATTCGTATATCAGGTCTTGAAAGTCACTTAGCAGATCGTATAAATGAATCGACTGTTGAGTTTACAGATGAAGAAATAAATGGTATATATGCAACCATCGTAAAAGACATCGAAAAGAAGGTGAAATAACATGAATATTCTTGCAATTAATCCAGGTCATAATGGATCTGCAGCTTATCTAGTAAATGGTGAAATAGATTTTTATATAGAAGAGGAACGTTTATCTCGTAGTAAGTATGATGGCAATCCTTTTAGAGGTATTCTCTTAGCCATACATAAAGGGATAGATGCGTTAGTTATAGGAGGAACAAGTAAAGTTTCTGGTTTACCTTGGACTGGGGAAGATCCTTACACAGCTTTAGTAAGAAAATTTTTACCTGATATAATGGTTATTGACCTGTCTCACGAACATCATTTAGGTCACGTAGCTTCTGCATTTTATAACTCAGGTTTTAAGGAAGCAGCAGCAGTAATTGTAGATGGTGCAGGAAGTCGAGTAGAAATTAACTATCAAGAGGGTAGCCCTCCTAACGTTGGCTTTGAAACTGAATCAATATACGACTGTAGCACTAAGAAAAAAGAAGAAGAGCTTCCTTACTTACAACGTGTTTATAAACGATTTGCTGACAACAATACTTTAAGTATGGGTAGTGATGATCTAACAATGGATTCCTCTGTAACTATTGTAAAAGCTTATGAGGCTGTCTCTGAATATCTTGGGTTTGGTTTTATTGAAGCAGGTAAAACTATGGGTCTTGCACCTTATGGTGAAAAATCAAAAGAAATACCAAATCTTTTTGAGGGTGGTCTTGGAAATAAAAATGTTCTTATACCTCACTATCCTGCAGGGGCATTTATTGATCACTCAAGGTATCCTAGTTTATCTATTTCAAATGATAAAAAAACTCTTTGGCATACAGACTCATCTCAGCTAACAGACGCAGCTAAAAATCTAGCTTGGGCAGTGCAGGATGAAACTCAAACTCTTGTAGGTGACTTAATTGAAAAAGCTGTAAAGATAACTGGTAAAAAGAACATCGTTATTGCAGGAGGATATGGTCTTAATTGTGTAGCAAACTATTACTATCAGAAACGTTTTCCTGATCTTAATATTTTTGTTGATCCTGTTTCGCATGATGGAGGTACAGCTATTGGGTTAGCAAAATTAGTTTACCATCAGAATACCAAAAATGTTCCTGCGAAATTATCTAGTCTTTACTTAGGTCCAGAAATTAACCCTGATCTTGACCTTATAAATATAGAGGAATTAGTAAATCTTGGTTGTGAGTCTACTGAAAATGTTAAACCTTCTGATGTAGCAAAGCTTATCTCTGAGAAGAATACTGTAGCTATTTTCCAGGGACGTTCTGAGGCAGGACCAAGAGCACTAGGTAATCGTTCTATTCTGTATGATCCTACAGATCCACAAGGAAAAGATTATGTCAATAAAGTAAAAGGACGTGAGTGGTTTAGGCCTTTTGCAGGATCAATACTACAAGAAGACTTTGAGGAGTGGTTTGATACCTATGGTCTGAAAGAGTCTCCATATATGATGTATGCAATGGACTTCAAACTAGAAAAGCATGGTGAGTGTCCTGCAATTACACATGTTGATGGTACTTGTCGTATTCAGACTGTTACTAAAAAACAAAATCCAGTGTACTACTCTTTGATAAAGGAGTTTAAAAAGATAACTGGAGTTCCTATTGTTTTTAATACAAGCTTTAACCTAGCAGGAGAACCTCTCGTAGAATCATTACAAGATGCTATAGAAACTTTTGGTAAATCACAAATAGATTATCTTTACTTACCAGACTATAAGTTATTATTTAAGGCAACTTCTCAACAAACTGAAGAAGATTCTCAAACACCTTAGTCTTCTTCCTTAACTTCTCTCTTGAAAATTTTTGTAATTCTTTTTCAGTAGCTACCCCATGACCAGTACGTACTAGGATTGGGGTAGCACCAATTCTTTCAGCAGCTTTAAGGTCAGACATTTTATCACCCACATAAAACCCTTTGTCTTTAAACCTAACCTTACCTTCAAACAATTCTTTTTCTGTTCTATGAAACATACCAATATTAGGTTTGGCATAACAGTCCTCTTTTAAAGAAGACTCAGAGTAGTACAAACCATCAACACTATAGATACCTGCCTTACCAAAGATCTCAAACATACGTTGATGTACTGCCTCTACTTGTTCATGGGTCTGTAGTCCTTTTATAACACCACCCTGGTTAGTCAGTATAACAACTTTATATCCTTTGATACGTAACTTATGAATAGCTGCTAGGGACTCAGGGTACACTTCAAAGTCATCAGGATCTGTAATGTAATGATCTCTGTTAACGTTGATAACACCATCTCTATCTAAGCCTACAATAGACTTAGGGAAGACTGTAGGCCAGTCAGGAGGTAGTTCTTGTTGAGGTTGTTGACTTGGTTCTTGATCAATAATATGTTTAAATCTGGACATATTGGACTACTGCCTTATGAAAAAAGTTTTTGTTAATGGTGCATTCGATGTGCTGCACTCTGGACACTTAGATCTCCTTGATTTTGCTAGTATACTAGGGGGCAGATTGCTTGTAGCTATTGACACAGATAGACGTATTGAGTATAACAAGGGGAAAGGAAGACCCTTTAACAATCTGTCAACACGTAAATATATAATGTCTATGTTAAAGCCTGTCAATAGTGTAGCAGTCTTTGATACAGACGAAGAGTTACTCAGTATTATACGAAACTATAAACCAGACGTTATGGTAAAAGGATCAGACTGGAAGGGTAAAAAAGTAATTGGGGAGGAGTACTGTAAGGAAGTAGTATTCTATGAGAGAACCAATGGACAGTCTACAACAAATACCATCGAAGATTTTATTAATAGGAGACAGTTGTTATGATGAGTATCATACAGGAACTGTCACTCGAATAAGCCCTGAAGCTCCTGTCCCTGTCTTTGACCTTGAGTCAACTTTAATTAAAAGGGGTATGGCTTATAATGTTTACAATAACTTGGTCAATCTAGGGGCTAGAGTAGATATCATCACAGAGTTTAGAGAACGTAAACACAGATACGTAGATGATAAGACTGGTCAACAGTTAATTAGAATAGATGAAAAGAGAAAGACTGAGCAGGTAGACACATCAGAGGAAAACTTAAATAATTATGATGTTGTTGTTGTCTCAGACTACAATAAAGGTTTTATTGAAGAAGGTGATATAAAAGAACTAAGACAAAAGTTTGATGGCCCTATCTTTGTAGACACAAAGAAAAAAGATTTATCTCAGTTTGATGGTTGCTTTGTAAAGATTAATCAATACGAGTATGAACAGGCTGAGAAACTTACTGACGAATTAATAGTAACCTATGGCTCAAAGAAAGTCGAATATAAAAATAGGACTTACCTACCTCCAAGTGTAGAAACTCATGATGTGTGTGGTGCAGGGGATACTTTCCTGGCAGGTCTTGTATTAAGGTATTTGGATACTTATAGTATAGACCAGGCTATAAAGTTTGCAATGCAAGCAGCAGCCATAACTGTACAACACAGGGGAGTATATGCCCCCACAATCAAAGAGGTAGCTCATGAGACTTGAAGGTTTTGTAAAAAAAGGTTGGGGATCTGAGCTAATATGGGTAACTAATGACAAGTATTGTAGTAAGTTTTTATCTTTTAATTCTGGTTCTAAATTCTCTATGCACTTCCACAAGGATAAGGAAGAGAGTTGGTACGTTTTATCAGGCAAGTTTAAAGTGCATTGGATTGACACAGAAGATGCCACTATTAACATTGAGTCCTTGGGAGAGGGCGATGCCTGGACGAACAAGACTCTTGTACCTCATCAAATCATTTGCGTAGAAGAGGGTACAATCCTAGAGGTTTCTACTCCTGACTCTGTAGAAGACAACTATCGTGTTGGCAAAGGTGACAGCCAAGAATGAAGATCTTAGTCACTGGTAGCAATGGGTTCATTGGTCAGAACATGGTCAATGCACTAAAGAAAAAGCACAAAGTTTCTACTTACGAATGGGGTCAGCAGTATCCACTGATAGATGGGTTAGACTGGGTAGTTCACTTAGGGGCAATAAGCTCCACAACAGAAAAAGATGTAAGACTAATAGTAAGACAGAATATAGAATCTTCTATTTATTTATATGAAGACTGTATTGAAAAGGGAGTCAACTTTCAGTTTGCTAGTAGCGCCTCAGTGTATGGCAAAGATCCTAGTAGTTTTAGAGAAGACGCAGATCTTGACCCACAAAGCCACTACTCTAGGAGCAAGGCTTTATTTGAGTACTACATTCAAAGTAGAAAGGCTCCCATAATAACTCAAGTATTTAGATACTTTAACGTACATGGTCCTAATGAAGACCACAAAGGAGATCAGGCAAGTCCTCACACTAAGTTTTTAATTCAAGCAAAAGAAACTGGAAAGGTCAAGCTATTCAAGAACTCAGAATATTTCTACAGAGATTTTATTCACGTAGACAAGATTATAGATTATCATCAAAGATTTTTCTCTATAAAAAAGTCAGGTGTTTGGAACGTAGGTACAGGGTTTGAGAAAAGTTTTTACGAGGTTGCTTTAAATGTATGTAAGGAAACAGGGGCATCTATTGAATGGGTAGATATGCCAGAGAAATTAAAAGAAAGTTATCAGGATTTTACCAGAGCAGACACTGTAAAACTTTGGAAGACTTTATCACTATAGGGTAATATATAATGGCGAACATAGACACAAGTAATATTCAGTCAGACTACCTTGGTCAGAAGGGTCTGTATAATATTGATGCTTTAAAGATAACTGACCTTGATGCAGCTAATCAACAAGCAATTCAAGAAAGTGATCGCCATCAAGTGCTAGATGATGGTATTATAGTTTTTGAGGACAACGATGGATCTACTCAAATTGTACCTCAAAGTGGTAGTGAATCTAACATTGATATCTCTGGGCTTGATGCTAACGTTGTTAAAGAATTGGCAGATCTTAAGTACTTAGCACAAAACACTAGTGTTAAATCTTCAGACCTTAATGCTGTTTATGAAAAGTTAGGTATCGCAGGATCTACTTATAGTGGGTCTGATATAGACAATACTAATGTAGTGGGTGAAGATATTTTAAAAGCTTTTGGGTATAACCCAGGTGAACAGGGTTCAAACTTTTTCAATGGCAAGACTTCAGACGATTTATCTGTTAATATTTTAAAAGATCGTTGGGATAATAAACCTACTGATCAAGATCTTATTGACGCAGGTATAGACCCAAATGAAGTTTCACTTACGAATGATCATGAAGCAAACAGAGCATACTTAGCAGAGCAATTAACTAACCAAGGGGCTTCACTTAATGAAAGTAAAGCATATGGTTTAGCTGCAGCAAGTAGAGAATCTTCACGTAGGGAAGACATAAGGATTGAGAATCTTATTAAGGATAAAGCTTCTGGTAGTTACTGGGATAAAAAAATGTCAGAAACTGGAAAGTCTTTTGGTGACTTGAATCTGAACATGCTTGAGTGGGATCTTATAAAAAAGAAGAAAGAAGAGACAAGCACTGATACTGGTTCTAGTGGAGGACCTGGTGGAACAGGTACAGTAAATCTTGTTGGGGGTACTACTACTACTGGTGGAGACATAACAGGTGGTTCGACAGGTGATGGAACTTACACTGGTCCTAACTTTGTTAGCACCCCTAACATTGGTGTTGTTACTCCTATTTATGGTGATGGTCAGACAGGTCTTACTGAAAAAACTATTCCTACTTACGAAGCAGGGTTAAAATTACAAGAAACACAGTTTGATAATAGAGCTATTGAACAAGCAAAATTATATCAACCACAAACACTAGCAGAACAACAGGATGCAGGTACTGCTCCTGCATTTGAGAGTGTTCTTTACAGAAATAGATTTGGAATGACTCAGTATATACAACACATCAATGGTGTTCCTAGTCAACCTATTCCCCCTGGTTACTTTAGAGTTCAAGGTTTTGGGGCTGAAGACCAGACCCAGGGTGGTTCTGCTGCTGTAGCTGCTAATAAAGGTGGTGTCATACAAGGTTTTAATCCAGGGGGTACAGTAAACCCTGCCATGAACTTTAAGCCTGGTGGTGCTGTTGTAGAAGATGATGGAATCTATAAAATTAAGTACCCTGATGGAACCTATTCTCAGGGCTATGACACAGCCCTGAATGCTAATTCTGCTCTTGAAATGGGTACTTCTAACCTTGGTCTTCCTAACTATTCCACATACTTGCAGGGTCAGGGGGTTGATATAAATCTCCCAGGGTATGACCAAGACGCATACTATAATGCTTATCAGTCTTATCTTTCTGATCCTAGCACCCTACAAAATATTCAAGATCAAGCTGCTGCTGCAGAAAAAGAAAATCAACCTGACGAAACAGGTGGTATAAATCAGGATCAACCTACAGATACAATAGATGTTTCTAAAGAGGGTGTTGCTCAAGCACAAAGGGATCTTATAGCTCAAGCTACTGTAGCTCCTGGAGGTGCTGTCGCTGCTGCTCCTGTTTCTTATATTGACCCTAACGCTACTGGTACTGTCGTTGAGTCTACTGCAGGTCAGGCTCTTCCTACAGCGCCAATGGTAGGGGAGAACCAAGTAGCACAGATTGAAACTGCTACAACTGCTGATGTTCCTACAAAGATAGGGGCGTCAACAATAACACCTAATAAAGCTTACAGTGATGTAAAGTCTGCTACTGATAGCATGACTGCTGCACAGTTAGATGGTCCTACCAAAACGATAGATGCTGCTGCTGCAACAGGTACTTCTGTTTCTGGTCTTGATGCTGCTACTAGTAAATCAATAGATGTTGTTGCGCCAGATGAAAGAAAATTAAAAATTGGGGAAACAGTTGGTAAAGGTAATCAAGGTCTTAGCTCTGTAGATCAAAGTAAAGTAGGTGAAGCATTTGGTACTGGTGAAGTGCAAGCTGCATCTGTACAGGATGAACTAGCAGGTCTTATGTCTCAGTTTGAAGGTGGTGAAACACCTGCTTGGGCTGCAGGGTCTATGAGAAAAGCTTCACAGATGCTTGCTGAAAGAGGTCTGGGTGCGTCTAGTATGGCAGGTCAGGCTGTGATTCAGGCTGCTATGGAAGCTGCTCTTCCTATTGCTCAGATTGATACAGCAAACAAACAGCAGGTGGCTTTGTTTAAAGCAGAACAAAGAGCTAAGTTTTTGCAGATGGACTTTGATCAAGACTTCCAAGCCAAGGTTATAAATGCTGCTAAAGTGTCTGATATAGCAAACCTAAACTTTACTGCTGAACAACAGATTGCTTTGGAAAACTCTAAGGCTGCAAATACAATGGCACTACAGAATCTGACTAATAAGCAAGCCTTAGTAATGGCAGAGGCTGCTGCGCTATCTCAGTTAGATACACAGAACCTAAACAATAGACAACAGGCTGCAGTTCAGAATGCTCAGAACTTCTTGCAGGTTGACATGGCAAACTTGTCAAACGAACAGCAGACAGCACTTTTTAAACAACAGTCTATTATAAGTACTATACTATCTGATCAGGCTGCTGCCAACGCTGCTCTTCAATTTAATGCTACATCAGAGAATCAGACTAATCAATTCTTTGCGAACCTTGGTGCATCAGTCAATCAGTTCAATGCAGCACAGATGAATGCAATGAAACAGTTTAATGCTGACGAAGTAAATAGTCTGCTAGAGTTTAACGCAAATATTCAAAATCAAAGAGAGATGTTTAATGCTCAGAACTACCTTGTAGTTGCACAGGCTAATGCTCAGTGGAGACAGAACCTAGCAACTATTAATACTGCTGCAGCTAACGAGTCAAACATGGAGTACGCACAGACAGTTAACGCTCTTACTATAAAAACTCTAGATGAAATCTGGCAGAGAGAACGTGACATAATGGATTACTCCTTTACTCAATCAGAAAATTCTGCTGATCGTGCACTAAGTATTTTACTTGGCGATAAAAAGTTAGAAGCAATTAGGGAAGAAATTAATTCACAGGAACAACAAGCTCTTGGTTCTCTTCTAACTAAGGTTTTCTTTTCTTCAGATACTAAAGCTCTCTTTTCATAGTAGGAATAAATAATGTACCAAGATCCTAGACAAACAAGACCAAAGCCTAAACCCTCTGAAAGAGTGAAGAGTAAACGAACTAAGTACAAGACTTCCTCTGCAAAAGAGTTGGGGCAGAGTGCGCTCATGGATATTCCTGACAGGATAAAGCCAAAGCCCAAACCTAGTACTCCTCTAGATGCTGTGAATGGTTATCGAATGTCCCTTGCAGAAATGTCAGAGGCAAGTCCTCGTTCTGCGTCTGAGGGTTCTATTGTAGAAGAAGATGGGACAGAGTATTCTTATCCTGCAAAGGCAAAGGGTATGCTTAGTGATGAAGCTATTGCTAAAGTAAACAGCATGGCAGAGAAGTATGGTATAAGTGCAAATGATTTTTATAGGATCTTTCAGGGCGAGAGTGCAATGGACACAACAGCCCAGAGTAAAAGCACTAATGCAGTAGGTCTTCCACAGTTTATGCCACTCCAGTTTGAAAAGGATGGTGTGTTTGATAAGCTAAACAAAGATATTACAAAAGAAGATGTATTGAAAATGTCTGATGTAGATCAGCTTGGACTTTACGAGGATTACTTAGACTACTGGAATTATGATGGCAGTGTACCTCTAGCAATCCTCCAGGCAGCACCAGATCTAATAGATGAGATAAAACAAAACCCTGACACTGTACTCTATAAAAAGAACTCTGCAGCCTGGGATAAGAACCCTGGGTGGAGATCAGGTGGAGATGGTGATATCACAGGCAGATCTGTTATGGAATATTTTGAGAAAGTTAATAGGTAATAAACATGGCACTACCAACGATGAATCCCCAAGCTGCAAAAGTATTTAAGCAACCAGTCATGGGTGATACCAGACCCACACCAAAACCTAAACCACAGCCACAGCTAAAGCCTAGCCCTAAGAGCACAGGCAGCAGACCAAAGCCTAGCCCTAAGAGCACAGGCAAACCAAACCCAAAGATTTTTGAAAGACCTGTTCCTGGTCAGTCTCTTACTGCTGAACCAAAGAGTAGGCCATACGAAAGACCACCAGAGATTAACGATCCTGAAGAGGCTCTACGTTATCACTTAACTAGGCTCAATGATGTAGAATCCCTGGACACTGTGATGCTTCTTTTACAGAAGGGTGTTGACGTAAAGAGTTTGACTGAGGGGATCATGAGGGGTGCTGTGTCTGAGGGCATACACAACATTGATATAAGTCTCACCATTGCTCCTACTGTCCATGAGTTTATTGAGACTGTAGCTGATGAAGTTGGTGTGTCGTATAAGACAGGCTTTGAGAAGGGTGAGCAGGAAGAGGATGATAAAGAGATGGCACTTGTTAAGAGTATGCTTGCCAAGTCTAAAGGTAAACCCAAGGCTGCTCCAAGAGAAGAGCCTAAACAACAAATGGAAATGGATCTTGGTGAGCCAGAGGCTGCACCTAAAGGTCTGATGGCGAGGGTATAAGTATGGGATTTTTAGCAGGTGTACTAGCAGAGGTTAATCGTCAGGAGGACGCAGCGACTAGGGCTGATGAATTCATGATGTCTTTACTAGAGAAACGTAAGGATCAAATTCTTCCTGAGTTAATGCAGCGTATAGCAGATAGAACAAAAGTTGCTGCAGAACGAACTGCTAGAGTTGATGAAGCTATTGTAAAGAAATTTAGTAAACGTGCTGCGACAGCCCTAGAGTTGACTGGTCAATTAGAGTTTATACTAGAAAGTATATCTAATTTAAAGACAGATTTAGATCCTAGCTATATTAGTAATCTAACTGCAGGTCTAGAGTCCAGGATTGATAATGATGAGGAGTTAGCTAAAGCTGTAGCTGCAGGTTTGACTGGACCACTTGAGTCTGTAGAAGATCAAGAGAACGCCTTTCTTAGAGCCTATCAAGCTACAGACCAAGCTAGTTTTGATACAGAACTTGCCAACCTAATTAATTATATGGGGGGCAGTAACTCTACAAGTATTGATGACAAGTTCGATATTACAGTAGGTAAAGGTTCAGTTATTACAGAACCAGAATTTAGAAATATAAATAACATTCTAGGTGACGCACTTTCTCCCATATATAATCAAGCATTTAAACGAGATAGTGAGGGTGACTGGTATGTAAATACTGAGACTCCTGGTGGTAGAAAAGTTCAAAATTTATTTAATACTTTAAGCTTTAAAGTAAAAGACCTAGCTCTAGATCCTTTTAACAAGCTTGGTACAGTAGATGCTGCCCAACTTATAGTTGAAAAAATTACACCCTCTTATGGAATAGATGCAACAACAGTAACAGAAAATTTAGAACAAGCTTTTCAAAGTGATGATCCAACTGCTTACTGGAATACATTTAGGACTACTCAATAATGGCGACTTACCTAGAAGAAATTGAAGAAAAAGATTTCATGGATCTCCTTGGCAATGAAGAATTTGAAGCAGACTTAAAGTCTTTCTTTCAGGGTGGACGATACACATACTCTGATAAAAAAATAGAAGACACTGAACAGTTAGCAAATGACTTTGTTCAACACATGCGTTGGCAAGACATGAATGAGAGCACTGCAATCTTTGACTTGAACTACGTTAAGAGAGGTGTTGGTTATGATGCAGACAACACTACTGAAGAGGGTCTTATTGCTTTTGGAAAGCTCATGAATGCTTATGATAAGTCAGATGGTGGAGGTACTGGTCCTCTTGAAGGAGCCTGGGATTATTTTTCTGCCCTTGCTGCTGCTCCTTCTACTGCTGCCACTGTAGCAACGTTTGGGTTTGGTGTTGGATCAAAGATCCTAGCAAGGGCTGCGTCTAAAGCAACACAGATGAGTATTAGAAAGTACGCTCAGAAAATGTTGGAGTCAGGAATTGCAAAGCAAACAATTAAAGATGGTGTTAAGAAACAAAGTGTGAAGGGTGCTGCTCTAAAAGCAGGAGGTGTTTCTTTTGTACAAGAGGGTACTCTTGGTGGCGTTGGTTCTTATGGTAGGGGTGAAACAAAAGAAGAAGTTATAGAAGGTTATGAGTATGGGGTAGGTGACCTTGCTTTAGATGCAACAATAGATGGAACCATTGGGACTGTTCTTGGTAGCTTTGGGGGAGCATGGACTCAGAGTACAAAAAATAAAGCTATGGATATGATCGTTGATCAGGCTGAGAAAGCAAACATTAAATCTGAAGAAGTTGCAAAGGTAGCTCTAGAAAGAATTAAACAAGCACAGAAGTCTGGTACAAATACCATTGAGATAAATGAAACGATGACCTCTATGGCAGATCTTGCTGCTGTTCTCAGGGCAAAAAATCAGAATGTAAAATTAGATAAGTTACCAGAAGATCAAGTAGCTCTTGGAAGAGAAATCTTTGATAGAATGTTGAATGCTACAGACAATACTGAGATTGCACCTGGACTCGACATGAATGCCATACGAGGTATTGCAGCAGCAAGTATTGAGATGAGAGAAATCTTAAAAGTAAAACCTGGTCAAAGAATAACAGAGGCTGTTTCAGATGGTCTTGCGAATGGAACAATCTCAAATAAACAAATATCTGAAATAAGAAAAAGGTATAACCTAACTGCACAGGAGTTATCCTATACGTGGATGGCAGAGCTATCTAGGGCAGGTTCTATTCTTGCTGAAGGATCAAAGATTAAGAGAGCAATTGTACAGGACATTGATATTCTTTCTAGTAATGGTGCTTCAGTATTTACTGGCAATCAAATACTTGACACAATTAACGAGGCTAAAGGAAAAGGTTTTGTAAGAAAAGGCTATGAGGGTCTACAAAATCTTGATGGTATGCGTATTGCATTTATGACTTCTCAGCTTGGTACAACTGTTGCCAACGTAGCTACAGGTGTAGGCAATACTTTCATTGATATGTCAGATGCTTTCTGGAAAGATGTAATGAATGTTACTCTTGGTTCACGAGGAGCAGATGGTCAGGTTAAAAGAAGATGGACAGGAAACACTCTGTCTATTCTCAAAGGATTTACAGTAAACAAAAAAGAGTCTGAAGTTCTTTCTGCTATGTTAATGGAGGATGCACCTGCTGAGTTTACACAATTATTTTATGAGTCACAGAGAATAGGTGATCTTGTTGATTCTAACAGTCTTATGTCAAGGGCAGGTAGATTCTTTAACACCCTGAACATGGCAACAGACTCAGTGTTTAAACAGGGTTCATTCTATGGCGCTGTTGATCGAAGACTACGAGAACTAAATAACCCTGCTCTTGGTAGAAACTTTAAGGAATATTTAGAGATACATACAGACTTAGAGGCACTAAGATCCTCTGGCATTTTGTCTGAGGCTACAGACTACGCAAAACGATTTACTTTTCAGAGAGACTTTAAGGGTGACAACTCTCTTTTTGGTCAGGGTGCACAGGCTATTCAGAGATTTCATAAGCAAGCTCCTTTTATAGTATCTTCAGGTTTGGATATGCCATTTCCTAGGTACTTAGCAAACCACTTAGAATACATCAATGACTACACACCAATTGGTATTGTTACTGGTGGTATGGATCAGCTAGAAAAACTCCTCTACAAAACTGATAGTAAAAGTAAAAGTCTTGTTGGTGACATGTATAAGACTGGCAGGGATAGAACTGCACGTCAGATGACTGGTACTATGCTTACGATGGGTGGTGTCTGGGCTGCTGTAGAAAAGGGTGGTGAAATAGATTACTCAAGGTTTGACATCACTGGGACAGGAGATGAAACAAACGTAGGACGTGTGGCAGGACCATGGGCTGCTAACCTTTTGATTGGTGACTGGCTATACAGGTCTGGTGTTGTTGGTGATGCAATGGTTGCTGCAGGATATGACTTACCTGAAGGTATGCCTACCACAGAGAATCCTATGCAGTGGGGATCAAAAGGAACAAAGAATGTAGCAGATGTTCTTGGTGGAATGACTGATCTCAATTTTGATCTAGACCTTTTACGTGTAATGGGGCAATCTATTTTAGATGGTAACTGGACTGAAGAAGCCCAGAAAAAAGCAGGAAATATATTTGCTACCTTTACCTATCCTGGAACTATTGCCAGGGATGTAGCAGGTCAGCTAAACCCTGATGTTGCAGGTAGTCCTTTTACTAGGGACGTAAGGGGTGGTAGGCAAGACAGTGAAGAAGTTTCTCTATTTGGTGAAAGAAACTTTCTTCTGGATATTGTCTCTAGTCAGACAACCATCATGCAAGCCACTAGGTTTTTGA